CTCATGTCCAACACTAGAGTGTTTCGTATTAAACTAGATCTATTTTTGGAATTCGAATGAATCTGCGCTGCTTGCCTTGTGATCTGAAGAGCGTACAGGCAACATTCAATTCGTCCGCTAATAGAGCAACGAAGTGTGCGCGAACAACGTTCGATACATTTGTATCGCCGCTGAGTATTTGGTTGAACTTTGGGGATGAGCGTTGTAGTAATGTGTCAATGACTGATCTACCACACGATTTCACTATTTCAGGGACTGATGCAAATTCCTTTGCCTCAGATATATCTTCGTAAAGTGGTATGCTACTTACCAAACTTTCTAAAGCTTTGACTTTTTCTTCTTTGAAACCTACTAGTCTTAAGAATTCTTTTCTGTCGCTTTTTATAGTTTTTAACTTGTCCATAACCTCTTCACCTGTCAAATCTATTCTAAAATCGCCGGGAGAAAAGGCGCTAATTACACTTTTAATGTTCAACTGCTGTCTACCTGTGTGTACCCCTAATAGTGCTAGAAGATATCTATAATTACTTGGCATGTAATAGTAAGGATGCCAGTGTTGGTCAAATGTCATGATGCATTTATTCTCCATTCTACTCACTAACTCAAATTTCTCCTTACTATTAGATGGTAATATGATGACAAGATCGTCATGAAAGCTGTACTGTATTTTATTTTTCAATATCTCAATACCTGTATGCAATTCTGATTTTGTTGTATTCACTGACTGTTTCTTACCTCTTAACGTTGTAGCTATATGATGTGATTCAATTAGAGCTTTTTCTCTAAATTTACCCTTTAAATGTCTGGCAGTAAGTACACTACCAATTGCCATATAGGCTCCATTTCTAATTGAATTCTTATAAGCGAATCTTTCTAATCCTTTCCCACCTAGTCTATCATTTAGCGATCTGCTGACGGTACTTTTGAGTCTTCCTTTTTCTAGTAATCTGCTATCTGCCTCTTCTTGTAATTTCGATAACCTTACTTTCTCTGTTATACCTCCAATATTTGTCTCAATTATCATATCTGGATCTGATGCAAGTACTCTTCGTCCTACTCTTTTATCACTTTCGACGCGAATGCGATCTTCAATATCTACTTGTGATGAACCGAAGAATAATTGTGCGTTTAATTGTAGATACAATTTTGAATTAGGTGAATTAAATCCAAGTAGGACTCTGTTAGTGGTACCTCCTGGACCAGCGATAGTGTTAAAGGTGGTTGATGCCTGTCTTCCAAACTGAGTCGTTCTTGATCCGTTAACTACAGTCATTATCTGAAGCATATTCAATAACTCTTTATTTCCACCCCTGATGGCGAGATCTCTAGCTTTGTCAAGATATTCACCAATATAACCTGGCATTCTATCACCCATGACTTCATTTTCATGATCGTATGCCATTCTTCTACGAACTTCTTGACCGGCTATATACAACTTTTGTAAGAAATGCACTCCCCTACCTGATGTTGAATCACCAACTGTACCAAACATTTGATTAGCTCCTTTGCCGATTTCATCTTGTTCCGTTAATAATTCTATAAGATCTCTACCATTATTTGGGTTTATAATTATATAACAATCATCACCCCATACCTGTCTATACAAATGATTTAGCTTAGTTTTGTCTTGCATCATATGTAGAATTGACATTGTAACCAAAGTGTTATCTACTGCAGTGGTAAGAGCACCTGATGGCTGAGTATCTACATGCATCAATTGTCTAGGCGCTCCTTGAACGCTTACCTGATAATACGAGTCATCCCAACATGATAATGCTTTATCCATCATTTCATAATATGTGGTATCAAGTTTATCTTTGATGTCTGATGTCACTATATCTTTAAACTTTGATGCTAGACACCGCCTTTGAACTACTCTGTGTGCTCTACCAATATGCTGATCAAGAGAACTTGCATCTAATGCAACGCACATAAGACTTGGATCATGTGCTAATTTTATTGACGCATTTATTTCTTTAGCAGCATCGTATACGGGTAGACCTAACTTCTGTGCCAATGCGTAACCTTCGTTATCATGCATATATTCCTTCATAGCCTCATACAATGGATAAAGAATAATTTGATGTGGAATAGGAAGGTTATATACGTAACGTAACTTACGCGCTGGTACTGATCTTAGTCCTAGTAGGAACGGTGTTTTAGGTGAATTATCAAGAAGCATATACTTACGTCTAATAATTTGGTTTGCTGTTAAGTGCATGACATTCTTCTTATTAGAACTAAAACCTTCACGAACTGTATCACTCTTATCGCCAAGTATTGTACCTCTAGTAACTTTAAATCTTGCTCTATCACCACCTGCGGAAGTAGCCTTTGACAGTTTACGCATATCATAAAACATTTTCTCAAGAGTTGGCACTTCCACCTTATCAATTATTGGTTCCCAAATTGCTGCCTCATAGATGTCAACTTCACGATTTAGTGCGTTTGTATCTATATCCTCAATGAATTTTCTTTGGGTATATGATTTATAACCACTCACCGGAAGTGAACCACTACATGATCGAACATATCCTTCGGCTGAACCAGCATGCATCAGATGTGTAATGACATCCAATATCTTTCTATTATACATATCTACAGCATACTTTTTAACGGCATCCTCTGTAGATATATATTCTTGAAAAATACCGAATAGACCCTGATGTATTTCAGGTATCTTTTCACATATGGCTAATGCAATTGATTCTTTATCCATAGAACAGTTGTTATTATGAGCTAGAATCTTTCTAGCATAGTTATCAGTGATACGCATCATCTCTGTCTTTGGTTTAAACGGAACATCATCTCCATCCTCACGCATTGTTTCAGTTGGAGTTTCAATAATTAAATCCGATGCTATTAGTCTAGCCATCTGTACAACAACTTTTCCTAATTTTCTGCCTACTCTGCCTGGATTCTTACCCAAATATGTTAAGACATTCCTGTAATAGTGCTCGAATATAGGTAAATGTGATGAGCCACAGGTTTCTAACGCCAGCGAGAAACCTAAGAAGAATCTTAAAGGTCCCATTGTTGTTAGCGCAGCCTCCTGTAATGGGAAACCTGTATCTACTCTTTCAACAAAAGGCATTCTAGTCTTTGCGACTGTTTCACCTCCTACCTTTGTTTCTAACATGCTTTTGGAATATTCGGCTAAGCCTTTATCCTCTTTAAGGTCATATCCAACATCATTTGCTGTAACATACTCATAAGTCATTGGTTTACGCCAAACACTCATCCAATATGGAATTGCGATTGATGTGTCGTTATCACGCCATGCTTTAAGAATTTTCTTCATATCGAATTTAGCCTTTTTCTTCTGAACATTAGGTACTGATCTACATGCCCATTCACATGCTAAGTACAATACGCCTACATATAATGGGAAAGTACCAAATCTCTTTGATTCATCCCAACTTAGGCCCTTGATTTCTAGGATCTGAATCCAGGTTAAGTAACTTGAGCACATAGTAAATGGTGTATATCTACGTGCCTCACTCCACCTTGTGGTCCATGCTTCAGTATATGATATACCTGCTTCTGGATCTAATTCACCATCTTGTTTCAATGCCTCACTAGTTGATAATTTCAAATTGACACCTTTAACATCACAAGTAATGCCCTTATCGATAATCTTTGGTTTCTTATCTATTTGTGAGATAAAAGCATTGTTAAACTCGTCAGGTGATATACCATTCTCAGAGTTGGAGTTATTTTCTTTTAACAGCGTATCCATACCAAATTGTGTAACTACAGCAGGTCTATCTCGAATCGGAAACTCTTTCTCACCAAATCCTCTGATTATAGTAGGGAAGAATTCTGAATGCGTTGGATCCTTATTACTTTCTGATCTATCCTCCTCAGCCCAACTGATTAGAATCTTTTCTGCTTCAATAGTGTCTTCTGAATTATCTGGAACGATTGACAAAAAATAATCCATTATCTTTTCCATCATATCCATTTGACTAACACCTACTTCTACAAACGATTCCTTACCTTTTGGTCTTACTCTCTCGAACCCTTCGTTAACTACTTGCTCTAGTGTTTCATATCGTTTTCTGAGATTTTTCTCAAAACTCTGATTAAGAACTGAATTGTAATCCAT